ACAAGGACTTTCTGGAAATCGGCAGACGACATTTTATTTTATAATATAGAATAAGAAAATTATTTTAATATTATATTTGCGAATTAATATTAAAATATTATTAAATTGTTTATCTCAATACCTTCCGCCTTAATTTACAAAACTCCTTGAAAATCTTTGCGTCTAAACATAATCTTTAAAGAACCATTACATCCAGAAAACAATTTGAATGGATGAAGTCCTCCAAACTGATCTTTCCAAAAAACGCTAATTTCAATTGCGGATAGAGGTGCGTTTCCGTTGAGGTCAAAGAGCCTATATTCACTTTGAGGTGAGTAAAATATACTTGGTTTATTCTCCCAACCTTTATCTAATGGAACTTCTAAATCTGTGAGAATGTTTGATATGTTTGAATTATTTCCACTATTTGATAATTGACTTTCCTTTCCATACAAAATAGGAACTGATGTAAGACTTGGTGCGATAGGAAGAAGAGATGTGGTAAATACGATGGATTGAATGGGACACCATAGAGGGGCGGTAGGGTATTCTTGTGTAATGCGAAGAACATTCTTTCCGCCATATACTGGAAGGACGCTTAAAGCACCAGTCGCAGTATTTGCTAAAAATGGGTTATTGCTTACAACATTAGGAAAAGACATTCTCCAATTCTTTCCTTCAATAATTCCATTCGTTGCTCCATAACCTTCTTGAAATGCTTGGAATGAACTAAATAGAGTGAATAGAGGGGCGTTAAAGTAAAGACTAATTGGAACTCCTCCTAAACCACCAAGTAAAGTTGGCGTGGGGTTATTAGGGCTTGGTGTTTCAAATAGATCTTGTGGAACTACCCAAGTAGCCTTACAAGCGTCGTTGTCCCAATACAGATAAGGATAGTTTGCGGCAGCATACCCAGCACCAGTAAGGACACCACCACTATTCGCAAGGGCAGTCGTCCAAGCGGCACGAAGGGCAGTATTCACCATATCAATAAAAGGTTGGAAGGCATAGACATAGTAGTAATCGCTTTCTATATCTTGGAACTCGGTAGGGGGTGCTGGTAATCCAGTATAAGATGTATTAGATTGGGGGACATAGGTGAGAAATTGCTGAATATTATTGTTTGCCGTAGTGAAGATTGGATGAGATAGAGTAATGCTATATATGAGATCATTAATACCAGCACTACCAACTTTTACTTGGGGGACAATCAAAGGAAGCGAAGGGGTTTCTAAACTAAACCTTACCACCGAACAGAAGTAGTCTGCTGGATTTGAAAGATATGGACTATTCCTTATCTCTGTGAATTGAAGATTAGGGGGTTTGCGAGTTCCAGAAGTGTCGTTGTTAATGATATTCAAATCGTAGTAGATATGGTAGGGTTCGTATGAGATACGAGAGTTAAAGTCAATTCCGCTCATAATTGTTTTTATAATATAAGTTGATAAAATAATTTTAAATGATTAAATATCTAATTAGATTTTCTTAATTTATAATATATATGCTTAACACCCCAGCGATCGCTGTAATAATCTGGTATAAATCCAATAAAACTTGTAAATAATCTAAACAGATTTATTACCACCATATAATATTGGAATAATCCAGTAATAATAATATTATTATTACAAGATTTTTACAGAGTATAATAGAAGTAATAATCTAAATGGGTTGAAATAGGTTATTACTTGATAGTATTAGATTATTATTGGATTATTACGGACGAAGGACACCATTAATGGTGGTTGGGTCTTCCATAAATGGCGAACCGAATGGTTTTGTGGGTAGTTTCTTGTATGTCTCTGCGAGTTCCTTCTCCAACTCGGCAATCCTCTTATCCTTTTCCGCCATATCTTCGGTCATCCTTTTTATTTGCTTCTCCTTTGCTTCGGCTATTAGATCAGCACTCGCTTTCAACTTCTCCCAGTCAGCAGTAGTGATGATAGATGAAGTGTCCTCAACAGCAGTAGGTATTACTTCACCTACAACCTTCATTCTTAACTTTGTATTCTCCTCGCACAGACCAACAATCGTGTTAATCGCATACTCCATAGCAGTCGGCATTTTGATTTAGATTTATACAATATAGTAAGAAAATGTTTTTAAGTGTTTGTAGAAATACCTTAATTGTTTATTTCTACAATCGCTATTCACCAATTCACCGATTTTTGGGTCGGTTGAGATAGAGGTCAAGGGTCTTGGATTTATCTACCCATCTACCAAGCGAAAATATTATCTATAAAAAAGACAAAGTTAGAGAAGAGGGTTTTAGTGAATTAGTGATTAATCCTTTTTGATATAAGTCTGGTTCATCTCCCCTACACTATGTCCCATCTGCTCGGCAACCTTCTCTTGTTCTTCCAATTGCTTACCAAACTTGTTTGTAGTATAGATATGACGAAGCATAGATGATCCAATCCTTTTACCAAATATGCGGTTAAGGATACGAGTGATGCTGTTAATTACAAAAGGCTTATCATTCCAGAAGGTAAGGAAGGGTTCAATAAAGACGGATGGTTGTATAGCCTTCTTACCCTTCTTTACTACTGGTGGTTGAAGATGACGAAGAATGCCCTTCTTATCAAAGTAGATGGTAAGGATATGCTGTAATTCTGGTGGAATTGGGATTATAGTTTCTCCATAGGTCTTTGCTGTTTTGTATCTCCTAAAAATAAATCTCTTACTATTCCAATCAAGGATGTTAGACCCAGACAAAGCATCGGCTACTTCTGGTGTATATTGTGATACTACTTTCATATTATTATAATCGCTATTTCTTCGTGGGGGATTAAGAACATATAACGACAATACTACTAAATCAAGTAAGCGATTATATTCACCTTCCGTAATTGGGGAAGAAATGTTCTCTAATGCTGACTTCTTTAATGCCTCATAAGTTTCCTTAACTTGCGACCAATCTTCCCAATTATCACTTTGCGTTTCTGTCTTCTCCCCATTATGTGCCGTAGAGTTAATATTCTTTGTAAGGGCGATCATAGTATCATAGTATCTCTTCAATAGTTTATCAACCCCTTTCTCCCCCTTAAAGCAAGTGAGGGAAGATACAATAGAAATGAGAAAGCCTCGTTGTGTATTTGGTTTATACACTTTTAACTTTTCTATGATGTCTGGATATTTTTTGAGGAAATTGAGATTATTTAAAGATTTATTACCATTCAATTTCTCCATATTGCGAACATAGAGGGCGACACTACTATCAGCAATACCACGACCCTTTAATTTAGAAATCAGTTCTTCTGTAAAATCCATTTTGTTATATATATAGTAAAGAAAAAATAGTTTTATATCTTTACTATATTATTTTAATTATTACTTAATTTCTGGTAGTTCGGTAGATGTTTTGGCGAGGCTGGACTGGATGTTGGAACAGCCCAAAAAAAGGTGAATTGGTGAATTGGAATTATTCCCTCCTCGTGATCGCCTCAATCACTTCCATAATCTGCTTGTGCTTGGTTGTGCGTAGATGCTTCGGCATATTCACCTTACTCACCTCGCATCCACATCCACATTTTACCTTCTCATTCAGTCTGCTTAAAATAGATTGCTTGTGTTCTTGATAGTAGGTGCTGTAATAGCCGTGCTGCCTCTCTATTTTATGAATGTCGCTCCAAATTGGGTTTGCTGTCGCCATATTACTTGTTGTTCTTTGATAGTTGTTATACGGATAGATGAATAAAATACAAATCAATTTTTTTTATATATTAGGCAATCATACTATGTTGTAATACAATTGGTGAAAACCTCGCAGAACCAATAGCAACACGAGGGGGTATATTATCAGCAGTATCCATTCCTTTTCCAAGAACCAACGACACTTTACCACCCAAGTCAGTAAGCCCTTTTGAAACTTTCTTCGCAAAACTTGGGATTTCTTGTGCTAATTTATCTACTGGTTGATACAAGAATGCCTTCTCCCTCTCACCATACAAGCCGATTGTTTGTAGAAGATCACGAATAAAGGACTGGCAATTTCTGTCGCCAAAGGCATCATAGAGGAAGAACTGGGCGTTGCCTACCCTCTGCCTTGTCTTATCCAATAGTTCATTCACATTTACTTTCACACCATTTAATGGAACTGGTAGGCGTTCCTCATTCGCAACCACACCCCAAGACAAGGATACATCTATGCGGTCATTCTTCTCAATCTTCACACGACCGCCACCTTCTAACTCACATTCAATCGCCAAATGAAAGAATTGCTCGTATCCGTATTTCTTTTTCAAGTCATCCCATTTACCAAGAGTGAGGATTTTGAATGCCTTATCCACGAAACCTTGAACTGGTTTGCGAACTATATCAATCTTGGTTATTACCTTATCACCTACCTTTTGTATTGCTGATTTTGATGAGTTTGTATATTGTTCTAAATTGGGTTTGAAGATCGCTGTTGCTTTATCCTTTACCCAATCCAAGAAACCACCACCTTCCAAATCATAAGGCAACCCACTCTTACCCCTTCTATCCATACCTCTTCCAGACATTTTGGGAAGAATAGTATTAATGCTGTGGCAAGTTCTCGCCCCTTTCGCACTATCAACTACACCAGCATCTTTTCCACTTGGATTTTCCATAGGCAACACTTCAATATTTCCATTCGTAATAAACTTACCCATAATATTATAGAGGGGATCGCACGACATATAGATACGATGATTGTTATTTTGTCTTGCGAAGTCTTGCTTTTCAACGGCTGGGTTAAATGATACACCATTCTCAATCAATCCAGCATTTAGAAACTTATCTAAAATCGCACCAGAAAGAGAATGACCTACACCATAATACTTATATTGACTGGGTGGATATTGCTGTTGAAACTTTTGTAAAGTTGCGAGATCTTGTTTATATCTTGCCGAGTTTTGTAGCCCATTATTCACAATAGATACATCAGCAGATACATCCTTCAAATCGCTAAACTCTGTTCCACGAATAGCAACAATTATTAAATTAGTATTATCTTTCAAATAAAAAATCATATATGGATTTTCAAGAAGAATGGTGTATCCAGCAATTTCCTTGCTTCCACTATAACACGCCTTCGCCATTTGTGCGAGGGTTGATAGAGGGGGCATATCGGCTGGTCTATTTACCCATCCTTGTTTAACTTGGCTTTCCTCAAACCCTTTCGGTTTCATAACAAAATCACTTATTCCTTGTGCTGCCTTTTTCGCAAGATCACCGAAAAAACCCTCACCTTCCATCATCGCTTCACCCATACCACTCATATCCCTCTCTTCTAAATTAGCACCAAAACTCTCATCAAGTGGCGTGTATTCTTGCCCCCCTCTTGCTCTTTGTCCTTCACTCGCATAAATGGCTCTTTGTTGGCGTTTAGCACGACGGAGAGGTAGTGGCTTATTTGAATAGCACTCACGAGGTTTCGCACCTTTCTTACATACCTTATATCCATCAGCAGATACTTTCACAATTTCATACGGCATTTTTTAATATAATATAATAGAAGAATATATTTATTAAAATTATATTCTTTATAATTAATATACAATAATTATGAGTTTTCAAACATTTTGTGGTAAAGATCCTAATGACCCAACAACATACCAGAAGGTATTAAAGGAGTTTTTAGATGATGAAGCAACCGCTGTCCCAGCATTAAATGCGGTGCTTGGTGTAGGCAATAGTGCGAGTAATCAAAGTATGACTGATATTGACGATATTGGTTGCGTAAGTATTGAAACAAGCAAGGTCTATGCTGGTAATTTTGCCTTTGTTGAATTAGGTGAGGCTGGTGATGATATTAAATTACTCGGTGCTACTGCGAAAGGTAGTATCGTTGCTGGTAATGGTGTTCTTACAAAGGAACTACCAGTAGGAACAAATGGATATGTGCTTACTGCGAATAGTGGTGCTGCTCTTGGTGTTGAATGGGCTGCTGGTGGTGGAGGTTCAACCCCTACTTTGAGTGCGGTATTAACTGCTGGTAATTCTGCTGGGACAAATAATATTAGTATGAATAACCACTATATAGATGGATTAAATGGACTTTATGGGACAACTACTGCTGGGGTTGATTTATCAATCAGTTCCAATAATAATATCATAATGAGTGCCGATAATATTGATTTGGGAACAACTGAAATTATTTACCCCACACTTGCCACACCAGCAAGGTTGAGATTAAAAGCATCTGGTTCTGTTGTAGTGGATAATAATGGTGGTGGCACTTCTACTGCGTCTTCTGCTGTTGTTTTAAATCAAGTATCCGCTACTGGTGGGATACTTACAGAAGAGGTATATAACCAAAGAACCGCTACAAATGGTTCATTCTCTCAAAAATCCTTTTACGCAAAGAATAGTGGTGGAGGTAAATTAGAATGTGCGAGAATTAGTGCTGTTGCTGAAAACATAACCTCTAATAGAGGTCAGTTAGATTTTGCGGTTGCTGGAAGCGGAGGCACAATATCAACCTATTTATCATTAAGCGGAAACAACAACCATATCAACGCAAACAGAAATATTGATATGAATAACAACAATATTACGAGTTGCGATACGATTGAAACCACTATAACAAACTATTACAGCAAACAAATAACGCCAGTCGTTTTAAACGCTCATACAACTATCTCTTCTAATGTTGAACCCTTTGTAAGATACAACGCTTTTAATGCTGGAAGAACTGCTACTTGGGATAATTCTAATATTGCTGATTTTAGTAGTGCTGGATATGGTATTGAAAACATTACTGCGTCTATTTGGTCTTATAATGGTGGTGCTTGGGTAGTTGGAACAGAAGTAGGTAATATTTTTTATACTTACGATACTGGAACGACTTGGACTTTCGTCGGTGGATTAGGTGGTAGAATTAATTGTATGACTATGTATAATAGTAATTCTAATGTTGCGATTGGAGGTCAGTTCAGCGGAGGTGCTTATCAATATCTTTGTGGTTTAAATAGTAGTTGGACTTTATTTGATCTAACCCCTTCTCTTGGTGGTTTGAATGGTGCTGTGAATTGTATTTTTGACGACCAGTCGCATTTTGGTCTTTTACAAATAGGAGGTGCTTTTACTGACTTTAACGGCGGAAGTGGTAGTTTTTATGGATTTGTTGTTTATAATTGGAATACAAGTGGTTTTGCCCCTTTGAATAATTATAGTGGTGGAGGATTTACTGGCGGTGAAGTTAAATCTATTGTTTATGATAGTGGTAGTGGTTTTATAGTTGTTGGGGGGACATTCGCAACAGAGGATATTGGAAGTGGTAGTATTGGAATACCCTACTTATTTACTTTTCAAACACCAGACGGAATTATAGTAAGTAGTTATTTTTCTGCTGGGTTTATACCCAATAATCCAGTTAATTCAGTTATTCTTTATCCAAGTGGTAGTGGATTACTCGTAGGAGGTGATTTTAATAATTCAGCAGGTATAGGAAGTTGTAATACTAACTACGGAGTGAGAATATCTTGGAGTGGTTCTTCTTGGGATTTAAACGATTATCCTATTTATAATCCAAGCAATAATATTAGTTCTATTTTTTATAACTCTTATACTGGTGTGTATTATACGATTGAAAATGGTAATTCAATTCGTAGCGACGCAATACAACTACCAGCAATACCAGTTGGTTCTTCTTGGACTTGTATTTTGTATAATGGTTCTAATACTTTATTTGCTACTAACGCTCAATCTACGGCAGGGTTTCTTCTTTATGCTTTGAATAATAGTTTGGTAATAGTAGTTAATTCGCCTACTTTCCCTATTAATACATATTCTGGTGTTTATACCAATATTAATTTACAAGGTTTCGGTTCTGCTGTTGAATGTATGTATATTAGTGGTGCTTGGTGGGTTGTAAGTCAAGTTGGGTGTAGTTTCAGTTAAAAATAAAATATTTATCTATTGTATAAAATGAAGGTTCATTATTTGCTATTGCTTGGTTTGCTCGGTTTGGCGGTTTCAATACCAGTTGAAGAGTTAGAAGGTGGCGAGGATACGGCTCTTGCCCCATTAGATTTTAGTAGTGAGGAGTATGGTTTAGACGATTTGGGTGATGATGATGAAACAAATGATGACGAGGATTTGCGAGGAGGTAGGCGGCTTCGTGGAGCAGTTCATAAAATAACAAAAATATTCCGTAAGCCAGATAAGAAAGTCGTCAAGGTAGTCAAGATCTTCCATTCACCAATTCACCAAAAAAGCGGTCGTCCCAACATCCAGCCCAGCCTCGCCAAAACATCTACCCAACTACCAAAGAATACAACGACGGATGATTATGTTCGTAGATTGAAGGATGAGATTAATATAAATCATATTACCTTTATGCGAATGTATAATGTTGAAATGGATAAGTGGCGTAATCTTACACGAAAATCCCATTTAACAGAAGAAGAATACAAGAAAGCACAGAAACACCTTGCGAATAAGTATGCTGAATGGAGGCGATCGTTAGATGATTTGAAGGCACAGAATAGCACCATAGCCAATTTAAAGTATAAGGATGCTGATTATCAAAATGAGATGGGTCTCTTGTCTTACCTATACGAGTATATCAAGGTATTTAGGTCGCTAAAACAGAAAGACGCTTACTTAAAACATTCGTGTATTTGTAATACAACGAAATTGTAATTAATTTACATATAATATTTAATAAATATAATATTGGTTATTATATATATTAAAAATGTCTTTTCAAACCTTTTGCGGACAAGATCCAGATGAAGCAGTATCTTACCAGAAGGTATTGCCCCAATTTCTACCTACAAACGCACCATCGGCATCCACAATACGAATTACTGATACTGGTAGTGCTATTATTCCAGCACCAACAATACAGAATGAAAGCCTATATGTGATTGATACTGCTGGTATTAATTCTACTTTTACTTACAATCAAATTGGTATTCCAGCAGGATACAAAAATCAAGGAAGCCCAGTCCCTTATGTAAATCCAAATGATAATACAAAGATTGGATATATGATGTATGCTTGGAAGTTTGATGGGGATAGTCCCCCTACATACCGATATGCCGTATTATCGTGGTTAAATCCCCAAACTGGATGGACTGAATTATTTACAACAAATCAAAATAGTAATATTAGTGTTATTGCTAATTCAGCCACCCATTACGGCGATGGTGGAAAACCAGAATTAGCAGATACATTTTTAATTGTCGGTAATTTCACACAATTAGGAGCGGTGGCTTGTCCTTCTGGATATGCTGCTTATGACCCACAAACTGGAACAATTACAGCCTATGCTATTGGAACACCCCTTCCAGACCCAACTGATCTACCTTATATTCTTACACCTATTCCAGTAGTTTATGGAGGTGGTTGGATTGGTGCTTTTCGTAATCCAGCAAATTATAATAGAATAGCAAGGCTTCAAGCTGGGGCGTGGTCGGCAATCGCACCAAATACTGGTATGGACGCAACCGATAAGTTTGGTATTAGTGTAATTACTTTTGATGTCGTAAGAGATGTTTTATTTATAGGTGGTAGTTTTTCATCATTTAATGTTAATAATATTGCTGCCCCTAATTCTGCTGGTATAGTCTGTGTTGCTTGGAATGGCGGAAGTAATGATTGGAGAACCAATATCCCACTACCAACTATTCAACCTCTATATAAATATAATTCTGCTCTAAATGTTGAGGACATTCGTCTTGCTTATGACCCAACAGAAGGTTTTTTTGTAATTGGTATTTTCCAAAACGCAACAGCAACAAATGCTTTCTTTTCAGTAGGTATTCCTAATCAAATCCTTCCTATAACTTTCCCATCAACATTAAGTAATTTATCTGGTATGGCTATTATAGGCATAGACCAAAATAACTGGGTAGGAACTGATTTTCAACGCTGTTTTGGTGTTGATGCTGGTGGAGCAGTTATTGAGTTCGGTCAAGGTGCTAATTGTGGTTGGAACTGGTATTGGGACGCTCCTATTGCTTCAAAACCATTATCATATTGGGGTGATGTTTGTTGGGGTTCATACCAAGCAGGGGTGGAAACAACACTTGACTTCACGGCAGCAAATCTTCGCTATTGTAAATCAAATGGTGTAAGTGGTCTTGCTACATCTGTCGTATTAACATCTTCCTATGCCTCTATCTTCCTACTTGGTGATGCTAATGCTACACCGCCAGTTTGGGATATGGTGTCCTATACTGGGTTATTAACATACAATCCATAGTTTGGTAGATGGGTAGATGTTTTGGAGCGGCTGGACTGGATGTTGGATGGACGCAAAAAAAGGTGAATTGGTGAATGGATATGAATATCCATAAGCGTTGCTGAATTGCCCCTAATATACCTCACTCAAACTAATCAAACACTTACTCGGTTTCTTCGCACGAGGTATGCTGTATGTATGTAGCAGTTTCGTTTTTGAAATAGGGACTTTATACACCTTCGCAACAACTCTACTGCCTTTTGGTTCATCTTTGCGTATCTTATTTGTGTGAATATCCAATTTCCCAACACCGCCTAAAATATCCTCGCTTTCAAGATAAACGATTTTATCCAGCAAGTTCCAAATAATAACATCGTTCGTCATCGTCTTACACACATCTATTAATAACCCATCTTCCGCAAACGACGAGGTTGAAAGCAGATCTCGGCTCTTCATTTCATACTTCTTCTTACCCACAAAATCGCTTCTATCCATTTGCTCCAAAGTGTTCCTAATGGTCTCGTCAGCAAAAAAAGTTTTCAAAATTGGAAGAACATCGGTTTCATTTTTTTTACCTACCTCATAATCTTCTTGAAATGTATTTGGCATTTAATATATAATATAAAAAACATAATATTTTTAAATTATAATTAATTGAAATAATCTAATTTGATTAATTACAATTTCCTTAATATTCTTCATCAACGGCATAATTTTCTGGGTCGTTAGGAATATCGTGAATATCGTCCAAGATTGTATCATAGCAACGCTCGGTGCTTATACTATCTTCGTCTCTATAATAGTCAGTTGTTATTTCTACAACACGCCCAATATATTTACGAGTTTTAGGGCAATACTCGTAGTAGTGTGCTATATACGCATCTCTACCTTCGCATCTCTTCATACATATAGGGCAAAAAAATACTTCTTCCATTTCTGGTAGTGTTTCCATTTTATATATGTTAATATTATTTTTTTTATTAAATATAATATAATAATATAATAATATAAATATGCCGAAAAAGATTAAAGTTGATGTTAATATTGCGAAAATCTCTCCACAAGCAACGGAAGCACTCGTTGAAGACCCATTAGACGACTTGGAAATACGCAAAGCACTTGGAAACGACGCTAAAATCGTTCCATATCAAGATCTTAAAAACTTCCGCACCATAGATGACCTACTACCCCAAAAAAAAGATGCGGTTATGCTTTTATACGAAAATCGCCCTATGGACGGACACTGGTGTTGCTTAACAAAAAACAAAGGCGAAATCAGTTTCTTTGACCCTTATGGTGAGATTGTAGATAAGCAACTAAAATATTCCCAATTCAGTAAGGATAGGGTAGAAGGTGGGGCAGACCAATCACTTCACCAACTTCTTTCTACAAGCAAACTTCCAGTCTTTTACAACGATTTTAAGTATCAAAGGGACGGAAATGGTGTAAATACTTGTGGAAGACACGCCATTAATTTCATACGATATAACCAGCGACACGGATTAGACTTGGAAGATTATAATGAGATGATGGAAAAGGCACAGAAACAGAGTGGGTTGCCGTATGATGAACTTATTGCTAAACTTGTTCCAGTTCATCTACCAAAGGAAGGTGAAGCCCCTATTGTCGGTTCAGCAAAACCAAATGATCCAGAGTTGTATGAGAAAGCAAAAGCCATAGTATATCCTCGTTATAAGAAGCCATCTGCTTACCGAAGCGGAGCATTAGTCAAAGAATATAAGAAAATGGGTGGGACATTTAGTGATGAACCAAATGATAAAAAACCGCTGAAACGCTGGTTCAAAGAGGAATGGGCGGATGTAGGCGGATTGGATTATCCTACCTATCGTCCTACCAAACGCATTACAAAAGATACACCACTCACCGCAAGTGAAATCTCACCAGAGGAACTTGCGAAACAAGCCATATTGAAGCAAAAAATCAAAGGTGAGAAAAACCTTCCAGCATTCAAGGGGAAGGGGCGACCTTTAAACGCACCCAATAAAACTTGTGCCGAAAAGTTCTTGGAATGTGTTGCGAAGAAAGAGAACCGAAAGGTAAGGGGAAAAGAGGGGACTTATGATCCATCCAAACTAATCTCTACGAAATATGGTGAAGAGCCGAATACACACTTACAAAAACTGGCTTCACTCGCCATTTTGGGTAAGAATGATTATAGTAAGGTTAAAGAGATAGTTAATGCTGTTAAAGACAACGCTAAATATCCAAAAGAATTAAAGAAAATAACACCAGAAGAGGTTGAAAGAGCCTTGAAAGTAAAGCCCAATTTTTTTAAAAATAAGTCGTTGAGTAAGTATGATATAGCAAGGCAAATGACCGAAATTGAAGGTAATGATATATTGAATGCTGTTGCCAAAGGCGTTCAAACAGAGGAATTGTATAGAAGGGGGTATGATATGGCTACTCCTAAAAAGTTGAAAACTGGCGTGAGAGTTGGTGTGCGTTTGTATGATGATGAAGGTGGAAGTAAGGTCGTATATCTACCCTCAAAACTCCTCGTAAGTAGGTCGTATGAAGAGGATAATAGAAGGCATTATGGGAACAAGTTTGTTGGCTATGTCTTTGACCCAACAAGTGGCGAATATGTGGGTAAGATGAAGTTTGGATATAAGAAAAACCCAGAACGCTACTATGACTATATTATGACCCCAGAGGATAATGCCTTGATCTTGGATAAGGATTATCTGGAAACTTTATAAAAAAAAATATTGTGTGGTTTTAATGCTACAACACCACAAAACATTTTTTGGGGGGGGATGGTTATTCGTCAAGTTCGTCAAGCATACTGGTTTGTTGTCCTAATGTTTCATCTTCTTTGAACTTCCACCAAAGTAGGACTGCTGACTTTACCTTCTTCTCTTCATACTTGCTGTCTGCTGTGTTCCACTTCTTTTCAAGCATATACCATTCAGTAATGAAGTCCTCTTTGTAGTTGAACTTGTCTTGAAGGAACGCCTTGATGTTCTTTGGCTTATAGCAATCGTCCGCTTGTGCTTTCTTGGATAATTTTTGATAAAGCGGACAAGCCATAAACTTATCTATGAGTTGATTGAGGGTAATACAAGGTGTCTTCATCTTGCTCTTGGGGTTCTCCTTTTCCCATTCACCTCTTTCCTTACCAGTCATTCTTTCGCAATATTCTTCCAAGAATGGGACAATCTTGAAGGATTGCTGGATATAGTCATCAGTTCTTACTTTGACGCATTCTGGAACGAAGGTGTTGATATTCATATCGGCGGCAATCAATTCGCCAAGTCGCTCCAACGCAAGGAACATCATAACCAGTTTGTAATCCATAATCTTCGTTTTTAGTGTTGGATCTTGCTTGAATGTATCCATATCATTAACCTCTTCTTCCTTGTCGGTGAAGCGGCGTGGAAAGAGAATATCCATAATGCGTTCTCTGTCCGCATCTTGGGGTTCTTCCTTGAATGGTGGTCGCCGATTACACTCTTGGATAAAGGTTGCGTGATTGATGGTGTTGATGTCGTTGGAATAGTTCATACGAGCGGAAATACCCTTACCACCAGTAAGCAGTTTGACCGCTGCGTTGTCGTATTTAACACCGCTGGGTGGTTCTTTGCTAATCACAAGGCGTTTCTTGCTGATTTTAGCAACAGCCACATTTGAACCTTGAATATTCTCAATCTGCTTGGTGAAGAGTTGATGTGGGGCATTCCCATAGGCATACCCAGCATCTCCACCGAGACAAGCATCCCAGAACTCGTTCAACAAGCCTTTCCCATTTCGTCCCCCTCCATTTGCTATGATAAACTTCTCCAAGCACATACCAACGCAAGAACGAGCAAAGACCATTTGGTAAAGTTTGCGAACATCTGGATCTGGAAAGATGCTTTCCCAAATCTTGATGAGATGGATGTAATCGCTTCTTTCTTTCGCAGCACCGCTCTTGTAAGCAGTCCAAAGTTCGTCGTCAAAGTCATAACCACAAGTAAGCGTCATTCTATCCGCCATAGTGTAAGGGCGGAAGGTCTGTGTCTTCAACTCAACCAAGCCATTATTGAAGCCCAGTTTCCAACCATCCATATCAAATTGAATGTCGTCATCGTGGGCGAATGTCTTACACATCTCAATAACAGCAGTCTTCTTCACATTTGTTCCAAGAGAGCGGATAAACGCAGTTGCGAGTTTCTTGGTTTCTTCATAACGCTCCTTGACTTCCTCTTCCAAGATTTCATCCCCAATCAAAGTTATTAACTTTTTGAGTTGATTGAGGATAATGGTAGGGATTTCGGTCGCAACAATCTTGGATAGGGCAACTGGTGGTTCGTTGCTGGTGTGTTGCCTCCACTTGTTGTCGCTACGAGACCAGCAATACCATACACCTTTGGCGAACAAGAACTCTTTGGGGTAAAGTTCCGCAGTAATGTATCTTGCCAAACCAGCATCGCTCGTTATACCCATAGGGTCGGTAATGGTGTCGTAAAGAGCGTTCATTTGCTGGAATATGTTGTCTTCATCTATTTCTTCATATTCCGCAAGTTCGTTGCTGATGTTTATCTTTGGAATAGTGGGTTTGAGTTCCCAAACAAGTTTCATACCACTAATTGCGGTGGTGTTGCTGTGAAACCACGCAAGGGCGGTTTCTACACTTCCAAAGTGGGCGATCACTTTTTCTTTGAGAAGTTTGAACCCATCATATTCATACTCGCAATAGGCAACACCTTCTTCATCCCCCTTCAAAACATCGGTTTCGTTCCAAAGTTTTTCAAGAAGACCGCTTACTACACGAAGTTCGTGTTCTTGGGCGTAGTAAGATAGGAAGGTAAGTTTGTTGCCCTTTCCTTCGTTGAGATGACGAGCAAACTCGTATAATTGTTTGTTTGCGTGGATGAGTTTCTTATTGATGTCGTCAATTTCTCTTGTAATTGAGGCGTGGAATGAGGGCATATCAACAGACATATCCAGTTTCCATTCATTCCTCCAACGAAGAGCGTTGGTTTCGCCACCACCATACAGAGTTGAGTTGATAAGGTCTTTGACGCAGTCCTTAACCCTCGCTTTGTCGTCGTCGGTTTCATAGGGAAGATGAAACGCTTCGGCAAACACAGCACGAATAGCATCCTTGTTCTTTAACCATTTTGTGATCTTGGGACAAGGGATATTGTTGGCAAGGCAAATGGCTTCAATAATACTGGGGTGTGCCGAAGACAAGTCAAAGTCATAGTAGTCATTCGCACAAATGGTGTTGCGGACTTCACGAGGTAAGCCGCATAAGGATAGAAGACCAAGAGGGTAGGCTCTTCCATACGCTTTTCTTCCACTTCGCTCGTATTTGACTTCCACCTCGTTTCTTTTGATAAGCGAGTAATACGCTTTGAGATGAGCGAGGGGCGAGTTCAACTTATCCTTGCCTTTCTTTGCCTTACCATATTGGTAAGCATTTGGGGCATAGGGTTCATCGCTGACTTTGCCACTCTTGATGAGGCAACCAACGAACTTACGAGATACTTTCTCACGAAAAGTGGTGCGGACAACGAAGGGAAGTTTCGTTTCGCAGACAAGGGTCAAAGCTGGGGTAGGGGGAAGGGGGGTTTCCATTTCTGTTATATTATTACTTAACATTTTATTTTTATATATTGAAAAGTCTTTAAATGTTTTTTCAATATTTTCTTTATCTTTTTTTTCCTTAATATTCTCTTCAATTTTTCGGTCGCCTAAATTGGGGATGGCGGCTGCCCCTCCTCCAATAATAGGTAAATCCTCGCTGTCGCTGTCTGGGACAGCACCGAGAATGATAGGCTTACGAGAAGCGACTTTGATAGTGCGTTTCGGTTGTTGTTCCATACTGATAGGTTGCTGATACTCTGGGATGAAGTTGAAATAGTAATCAATTTTTTATGATGATTGACTGATGCTACTATGGGGGGTAGGGATGGAAATCCAAATCAATTTTTTTTTGACTATAAATAGCAGTATTTATAGCGTATTTTATAAATACTGATAGTGATGGAAGAGTTAGGGTTCTTTTTCCTCTTTGCCGATAGATAAACTGACTTCCGTTTCCTTACTTTGTGGAATTGGAATAGGGTTGCTTGGGAACTGGAACTCTGGATGATAATGGGTAATCATCTTACACATAATAGATGGATCTAACTCTTCCATATATAAGTAATATTTTTTATTTCGGCGAAAGATTGCGTGTTCTTCAACACTCAAACTAATTCCTAATTGTCTTCTCCAATTGAATAAACAACGCTGAATATATTGACGATTTACTGGGGCTTGTCCTTCCATAACTGCTTATATATATATATAATATTATAATATTGAAAGTTCTTTAAGTATTTTTTTCAATATTGAAAAGTGATAATCCAAAGTTTCCTAAATCCCAATTCACCAATTCACCTTTTTTTGGGCTATTTCAAACAGAGGTCAAGGGTCTTGGAATTATCTACCCATCTACCTTACTATTTCTTTTTTCTTAAAAAAGACAAAGTTAGAGAAGAGAGATCTGGTGAATTAGTGAATACCTCCTTATAGAAAGTGCCGACTATCCACTTTCAATATTTCTGGTAGTTCGGTAGATGTTTTCGCTGGGCTGGACTAATCTTTGGAACGACCCAAAAAAAGGTGAATTGGTGAATTACAAATATTGTGAAAATATATTATAAAGTTTTTCTTATTATACTATATATTATAAAACAGAATGGAAGAGAGTATCCGCTTGGAAGTTAGTGAGGTTGCCCCAGACCCCAAGACTGCTTATGAGTGCCGTCTATGTGGTTTTAATCCTTATCAAGAATGGTGTAAGGGGAATAAGGCGAGATTTCAAGTTGCCTTACAAAAACATTTAGCATCGCAGAGGCATAAACTCGCAGAGGCTATGGCGAATGGTGAAGAGTTGCCGACGCAACAAAAAGGATCTGGTCGCTATATTTCACAATTGGAAGATATGATTGATAAATTAAATGATAAAATTGAAGAGTTGGTTCAAACAAAACTGGAAGTCGGTAATGGATTAGGAACAATAGACCCCCCTCAACCCCAACCTCGTCGTTTTGAATGGCGTGATACGGAAAAGAAGGCAATATGCGATTTTGATAATGGAAGCATTATTAATTTGACGAATATAAGCAACGCATTAGTGCGTTGTATTAATTGGTGCGAAATAAATATGGATGGTGAAAAAAAGAAAAAAAATGTGTTGTATCTCTCTTCTACACGAGATATTGTCCGCAATATGGCTGACTTGATTACGCAAGGTTGGACGATTGAAGAAGACGATTATGATGAACTGGAAGGAAGGTTAGAGAAGATATTAAGACATCAATTTTTGAGTGGGAGTTAGATATTGCGGCGGCAAGTAGGGCATTTCGGTCTTTGATTGACTGGGGCGAGGTCTTCAAGGTGGGCGTAGCACCCCTTACAGAGGATATGTCCGCAAGTTGTGAGATGAAATGTGTCCTTTGTTGTGAGATCAATACAGATGGGGCAAGTGTAGGTGTTGTTGAGTTGGTTCGCCATTTCCCAAAGTTGTTCGGTAATGTGAGGTGGAAACTCGGCTGGGCGTTCAAGGCGACCATTCACACGAGGGAACAAAGCACCAACTATGGAAGCAAAATCCGCTGATTGAGAATATAATTCATAAACCTTCGCCCAAGCAAAAGCCTTCTGCTTCTTGACGCTTTCCATTTGAGCGTGAGTGTAAGTTTGTTGTTGAGCCATTATTCGTTGTAGTTCTTGCGATGCTTACCTTTTATTAAAAATGAAATACAAATCAATTTTTTTTATGATATAAATACGCATACTTATACCCAAAAAAAAATTGAAATCAATTTTCATTTCAAAGTAGGATAAGCAGCGAACAAGCAAAGACACAGACAGACAATATGGCGACAAAGATGATTACCACTTACACTTGCTACTTCAAGGACGAAAGATGCGATGGATGTGGAGAACACTCGTTCTGCGAGAAATGGAACAAACAAGCAGAGAAGGAACGATTGGAGGAGATGGAGGCACAGCGTAAGAGAATGGAATGCGGAAAATGCGACAAATGTAAGGCTGATGGTGTGAAACTCAACGCTGTTATGGGACACATCTGGGACTTGTGTGATGGCTGTTTCAAGCAATACAACAAGGGAAAGAAGATCACCAAGAAAAATTGAAAGGATTGTTGTGTATCAATAAAATAATACACAAAAATCGTTAGTAGTAGCGGAAGCAAGTAGCGATAAACTACTTTTTTTTAGACATATCTTCCAGAGGTTCATCTGCCCCACCAGCAGAAAGCAACCAGCAGTTCTTTTCAGTCATAGCAACTTGGGGGTAATTTTTAAACAAACAGCACCAACGAGTTTCCATTTGTTTTATCCTCATTATTTCTTTTATATCCAAACCGACATATTGTTCTAACAAATACCTTGTCCCACGAAGAGAACCAGAATGTGGAAAATACACGATTGCGTGTGCCTCGTTCAAGATACGGCGTGTATCACCCTTGTTGGTAGGCAAATGGGAAACATAACAAGCCGATATTTTATAGTGGCGACCGATTTCCAAAACTTGATTGGAAAGAGACATTACGGCATCACGGATCTTTTTATCACTCAATACATCACAATCATCAAAAATTACGAGGGATTGCTCTAAATCCTCTGGTTTAATGGGGTTCTTGTAGAGTTCCTCATCCATCTTTACACGCTTCGGTTTTACAGCATCCAAACTCTCATCTTCTTTTAGACTACTGAATAAGTAGATGTCTCGGTCTGGATATGCTTTTTTAAACTTTTCACAATATTTGCGAATGTAGGTGGATTTACCAGACCCAGAAGCACCAGTAAGATAGATGATCTCACGCTCACTTTTTGTATTAGGGATTTGTTGGAAATGAAACTCTTCTGGAAGTTCAAGACGAGGAAACCCCTCTTTTGGTTTTTCACTACCAGTTGAAACCCAGATTTGTCTTCCATTTAAATAACCAGAGCCTTCAATCACGGCAAGTGGTCTTCCTATCTTTTCAACATTTAGCGACATTATAATATATTATATTAGTCATATATTTTATTTTTAATAAACTATTTATTCATTTATTTCTTTGAAAAAAATCTTTTTGTTTCTGTTTGGATTTTTTCATCATTAGATTTAATAATTTCATCAAGGGTAGATAATGCCGTAGGGGGTAATCCAATATCCTTCAAATTGAGTTCGGCACGGCGTTTGGTCTCTTCGTCTTTGTAGTGTTCCAAGAGGAGTTTGATTGCTTTTAGATTAGAGTTTTGGGCGTAAAGTTGCCCTATACTGCTATTGAAAAGTCGTGTAAGTCTCACCATCTCTGGTTTATTGCCTTCTATATTATATACAGAGAATAATCTTTTAAAGGATTTATACAAATTACCTTCTTTTTTATATTCGGCAATTTCGTCTTTTAATGCTTTTAATGGGTTGGGATCTGTTTCTGGGTCAGCAAAAGAGTATATGATAGAAAGTTCAGTAAAAATATTGTCTAAATAAATCACATAATCTAATTTGATATAATCCAGATTATCTACGGCACGGAGAAATGCTGTCTTGGTGAAGTCTTTGATGTCGTTGAACTTGGTCTTGCTTTCATCTACATTTTGGACTTTGAGTTCAATAAAATAGAATGTGCGAGAATTGCTGGTATTTTTTAATATTTTCTTTATTTCTGTGTAAATAGAGGGAAGGGGGATTTTCTGTGTGATTTGAGAAAAGAGATCAATATCACTTGGGTTTTGTTGTGAGGCATATTTGGCTGAACCTTGAAGCATTACTGGTTCATCCTTGAACTTCAACTTGTTAATAATATCAACAATTACACCTTGAATGGGTCGTTCTTGAATAATATCCATTTATACTATACTATATAGATATTTTAATAAAAAGATTTTATTCATTTATTTATATAATGAATGTTAATTTTCAAAAATATTTGGAGGGTATAAATATATATCCAAAGAATTATTTAAATGAAGCGAGAACCTACGCTTGGAGACACGGATACGACCCAGAGAAACTCACTTTTAATGAGGACGATAAGACTGATTTCAAGTTGGTTTATGAGAGTGTCGGTTTTGGTAGGATTGGTTATAAGGATTATATTATTTGGCGACATTTGGAGAATGAGGGTGTTGTCGCAAGAGGAACAGCAAGAAAGAGAAGAGATGCTTACCTTGCTCGTGCCTCTAATATTAGAGGTAATTGGAGGGATGACGACACCAGCAGAAACAATTTAGCAATACGGATATTATGGGACGGAGATGAATAAATTATTTTCTGTGGTTAAGATATAAAATGAACTCTTTTGAAACCGCCCCAGACGCAAAAAAACTTCGTATCAAGCCCATCTTGGACTTTGGTAAGAAAGTGTTGCCGATTGTTTGCCCTAACCCTAATGTATCCATTACGGCACTTCCCCCCAAGATCACGATAGGTTGTCGGTAATTCACCAATTCACCTTTTTTTAGGATGTTTTAACATCAAGTCCAGTCTCGCAAAAACATCTACCCATCTACCAGAAAAAAAAGAAGGACTTACCTACCTTCTCTTTTTTTATGTTTTATTCTTCGTCGCTTCCTTCTTCGTCGCTTTCGTCTGGGTCATAGTCAGTATCCTCGCCATCAGCCTCTTTCAACATCTCAATATCCAAAGTCTGGATAGAGTGGCTACAATAGCCGCCCCATTCCTCACCGAAGCGGCAGTTGCGGAATGCGTCCTTAATCCTCTGCTCGTGTTTCTCGTAGAAGTCCTCGTCAATCTTGAAGAGAACGACATTTCCATTATCAGCACCCCAATACATAATGTCCTTCTCGTCAGTCTTTGCCTCTAACTCTGCGACCCTCTGTTGGAGTTGGGCGATCTGTGCCTTCAATTCGTCTATGTTGTTCGTTTCCATTCTTGCTTGTTGCTTGTTGCTTGTTGGTTGTTGCTACTTATCCATCCTTGAAAAAAAAATACTAATCAATTTTTTTTGGACTATAAATATGCGTATTTATGATGAAAAAAAAATTGATTTGGATTTCCACACTCTCACAGAGTAGCAGCAACCAAGCAAAGCAAGAAACGACGAAATGGAAACCAACAAGTGCGACCTATGCGGAGAGGAATATACTGGATATGGGAATAACCCCCAGCCCATTTGTGATGGGAGATGCTGTGATGATTGTAATGTAATTGTGATCCATTCCAGAATGGGACATTTCAATTACGAGAAGTTGAGAACTGCTATGGAAAACTTCCCAACAAGAAAGAACGAGATGTTTCACCACTTGAAGCACCGCATTCACATCCCTAACGCCTTCTCTTTCACGAAAACAAAATCATACGAAGAAAAGCGTCGTGAAGAGGAAAAGCGTGAGCGTCAGCGTCAGCGTGAGCGTCGTGAAGAAGAGGAGAGACAAGAGATGAAGGAGCGTGAAAAGGAGAAACGCCGTGCCGAAGAAGCAGAGCGTCGCAGAGTGGAGAATGAGTTGATTGCGAAGAGAAAGGAAGAAAGTGCGAGGTTGGAGGCTGAATACAACGCAGCCAAACAGCGTGAGTTTGAAGAGCGTTTAAAGGCACTTGAACGCCGTGAAGTGGAGAAGAAAGAAGAAGAAAAGCGTGAAAAAGAACAAAAGGCAAAGGAGGCAGAGGAACGCAAGGCAAAGAAGGAAGCAGAGAAGGCAGAGAAGCAGAAGCAGTTTCATTCCAAGCGTAAATAAATATATGTGGAAATAAAAAAAAAACAAAAAAAGGGGGATAATAATATCCTCTTTTTTTTGGTAGTTGGGTAGATGTTTTTGCGATGATGGGCTGGATGTTGGAACAGCCTTAAAAAAGGTGAATTGGTGAATTATTTCTTTTTAGAATACTTTGGATCTTCAACACCATATCTGCGAGGAAGTCCTTTCAACAAACCAAGTGCCTTATCTTGTAGCATTTCGCTATGTAGCATTTCACTATCCTCTTGCTTACCAAGTCCATTCATTTTTCCATATACGGCATAGGCATCATTATCCTCACCATCATAACCTTCATAACTTTCTTTTGGAAGTCTGCGGCGGCGTTGTCCCCCACTTGAAGCAACTCGCTTGGGTTTAGGTTCTAAATCCTCTTCGGTAGGTTGAAGGGCTTTGGGAAGTTTAGAATATTTAACATTAACCTCTACTTCGGCATTAGAACCGCCAGTCATAGTGCGACCTTGACCTTTAAGATGGGCGTATTTCTTATTGTGTTCTTTTATCAATCGGTCTATATCATCCTTCGTCGCATTACCAGAGGATACACGATTTTTATAATTGAAAGTATCAACCCCTTTGAATACTTTATCAACTATATCACCATCAAAAAATCCACCACCAGAAGCCTTAAAGCGATAATGCTTTGAGCCATTACAATAGGCAGTAGTATTGAAACAGCATCTTCTTCCACCGCAAGAGCGTCCAGCGGCACAATCGGCACAGCAAGAAGCACCGCCAGTTTTACCAGATCCAAGAACACCCCTATTTTGAAGATTACGGATAATAGAACCATTACTATCACCGATGTATTCTTTTCCTTTATAACGATTTTTAAGGTCGGCAAGGGTATTGGGTTTCGTAGAATTACCAGTAAAACTATTCGCTATACGAAGTGGCTGTCCTCTTGCCCCAACCCCAAATCCTTTCATAGCAGCGGTGGTAAGATCACCAGCCCCAGTCATACCATTACCAGTCATTAGGTAATTTTGAACTCGTCTATATCCAAGACCAGTTCTTTCAGCCAAGTTTCTAACTTCACCGCTTAACTGCCTTCTTTGACCTTCTGGCATATCAGCATATCCATCAAACATACCACCAAACTCATCATCTATTACTTGCTGTATCAATTGACGATTAAATTGAGCCGCATTAGCCCCTCGTCTTGGTGCTACTGCTTGTTGTGGTTGGTCTTGGGGTGCTTGTGGTTGGTCTTGGGGTGCTGCTGCGGCTGCTGGTTGTGCTGCTGCTGCGGCTGGTGCGACTGGTGCTGCTGCTGCCCCTCCACCATCTCTAAACTGAATATACTCTGGAACTAATCCTTCCAATCTTGCCCTCATATCGGCTCTTTCTTGGTCGGTAGGAAGATTATTAGGGTCAGCATTATTAAACATAATTGCTTCTACATCTTGTGCGATCTGTGCTGGGTCATCATTCGCATCTATTTCTTGATTGTTAAACTCATACTCTTCAAAGGCAGCAATATCGGCATCTGTTAAATTACCTTGTGCTGGTCGCTGTAATGGTGCTGCTGCTGCTGCTTGTTGAGCGGCTAATACGGCTGGATCTGGATTAAATGGGGGCATAGGTTGTAAATTACCAACTTGTCCTGCTTGGGGTTCTTCTGGTAATCGTGCTGGGGCAATTCTACTACGCCTTTCTCTTCCATAAGCAACATTACTATAAAAACCAGTTTCAACTTGATTTAATATATCTCTAATTACTCTTTCATTTTGTGCGACTGGTTCTACACCATTTGCTTCCAAAGTTTGTTTCCAATTATTCACTTGTTGGATTGCGTTCGTAAAAAAAGCACCAAGAGCCTCATATAAAGTGCGTTTAACAAAGGCATAATCACCAGCCGTAGGTGGTTGAATATCTGCTGATAGTTGCTGACCTTTAAGATATGGGTTGATACGAGCAACCAATTTGTTCCAAGCAAGACTGACTTTGCTAAAATCAGCAAAACCACGCTGGATGTTTTCTGGTGAGTTCATTTCAGTTAAACCATCATTAAGAGCATTCTTCACATTTTCAATATCTTTATTGAACTGATATGCGATGGCTTGAACTTTGTTGTTGGGCGGTAATTCACTCTTGGGGAATAAAGCGATCTGTTGCTGTTCTCGTTCAAAAACCTTTCTATTCGCCCTCAAATCCTCATTTACTGCCTCCTTGTTAATACGATTTCTAATATCAAAAAAGACCATTTGCTGTTATATATTATAGTATAGAGAATATATTTATTATAAAATAATTAAAATAAATATAATCCATTACAGATTTTCTAAATTACTGGCGATAAGTAGCACCAGCCCTTTTAAGAGCCTCTTTGTATGAAATGCCGTGTTGGGCGGCATAGGCTTTTGCGTGGTTAATCCAAGCAGAAGAGCCTCCACGCTTTCCACCAATACCAGAGGGCAACTGATCTTGGGGGGTTAATGCTCTACCACCACAAGAACGGCGACCACCGAACTTTGATTTAAGGGCAGATGCGGCAAGATTTCCAACAACTGGGGCAACATAAGAGCCAACATTCTTAATACCACTCCATACATCATCAAAGAACCCTTCCCCTTCCATACCTTCACCTTGTTTCGCATCTGGGGTATTGAGACCATACATAGGGTTCATTTTCAGTTTGCGACGACGACCACCTTGAATGTATCCACGAGATGCGACATTACGAGGTGGAACAAGACCGCTGGATTGTTCGTTATTATCATATCCGTATAGACTTTCTTGTCCCATAGCGGCGACTGGGGCAGCACCGCCATTCATATAGAGGCGTTTTCCACCAGCACCTAATGCGTGTTTCACTTCCTTTGTTTTGTATTCTCTGTCCTTCAATCCCCTTATTTGAGAGGCGAGACTTTCATCCTCTCTATCAAAGAGGTTCTGTGCTTGTTCTTTTGCCCCACCATAGGCGAGATCATAAGGGGACATTAAAGCACCACCAGTAGCACCAGCCCCAGTTCTTCCTAAACCAAACATAGAACCGATTGCTTTTCCAATCATAGGGGCGGCAGCCATAGCCAACATAGGAAGGAAACCGCCTTTCATACGGCGACCACCAGTAGCACCTTCTGCCTCCATTTTGGGGCGGAACTGGGCGAGTTCTGGGCGACGAGCAACATCAACAGCAACATCTGCGAGTTTTGGGAAAAACTTGCGAAGTTCTGCTGGGACTTTCTTATTACCCATATCAAACATCATTTGTTCCTTAACATCTCTTGCTCCACCAGTATAACCACCGCCAAAGAGTTTAGAAACAAGAGAACCGACAACTGGGGCTGCGGCTGCGGCAAGGAAGGGAAGGAAACCACCCTTCATACGGCGACCACTACCTACTTCTTGGACGGCTTCTTCAAAAGAACCGCCTACACAATCACCATAAGCACCACCACCAGTCATTTCACATTCGTCGCTACATTCGCTTAAAAAGTCATCTTCATCATCATCATAGCGACCAGAGCCGTTGAGGCGATCTACCATCTGCCCCTTGCGTCGTTGTAAAGCGTTGCTTCTTGCCGTTAAGGCACGATTATAAGGATCGTTGTATCCAACCATTTTGTATTATATTATAAAATAAGAAAATTATTTTAATATATTATTTCTAATATTATTTACATCATTCCGTCAATATCTATTATTTCTGCCCCAAGATTTTTTACATTCAAATTGGGTGGCTCTAATGTGGCTGATGCGTATGGTGAGGGTTTATCTGGTTTATTGACTACAATTTCGGTAAGTCCGTTTGTAATATTGGGTCTCTTAATGTTCTCCCCATCTCGTTTGGGATATTTTTCATTATACTTGTTAATAATGTCGTTGGGGATAATTGGGGCAATTTCCTCCAAGTTCTTTATATCTGTCCTTATGATATTAAGAGCATCCTTCGCTTCCAATCGTTGTTCTCTTTCCAGAGCGAGTTCTACGCTAATTTTACGACATATTTGAGTATATTGAAGCGAACAAAGTCTATGCCTTTCGCTTCGTTGTGCGAGTTGAAAATAACTATCTAATGCCTTAATACACCCTATTACAACAGAAAATATTCCTAAAACAATATTTATATCTTCAAAATTAATTTGAATGCCAGTAGCGAAACCGATGGCAGATGATCCTATAATTACTGGGATATTGATTGCGTTAGATGCGTAATTAAACTTCTCGTGGGATAGTCTGTGTAAGATAGATAAACTCTCACACTTCTCACCCTCTTCCTTTAACAAGTTTTCTAAATTATCATCATACTTTATCGTATTTATCGTCATATCTATACAATATATAGTAATAAAAATATTTACTATATATTCTATGAATTACTTAAACTCGCAATTCACTAATTCACCTTTTTTTGCGTCCTTACAACATCCAGTCCAGCCCAGCAAAAACATCTACCGAACTACCAGAAAGCCGACACCTCGCACACTCGCAAGTATGGAAGAAGGGTATTCACTAATTCACCATATCTCTCTTCTCTAACTTTAAGTAAAATAAGGATAATGACTATGCTTGGTAGATGGGTAGATAAAATCCTTGCCCTATGGTTGAAGTTGGAATGACCCAAAAAAAGGTGAAAAGGTGAATGGCGATTTAATTCAATACAATAGGTTTAACTACAAGGTAATCAATACCAACGGCTACGGCTACGGCAGCACCAGCGGCATCAACAGCGGTGAATACGACAGAACCATTCGCACAAACAGCCCTTATTTGGGTTGCGGCAGAAGCAGTTCCAACAGCGGTAGAAAATGAGGCAATAGCGACATCACTTGCGGAAATTGCGGCGTTGGTAATAGTGAGAACACCAGAAGCGGCGGTAGTTGTTGAACCAGCACAGATGACTAAATCTTTGAGCGACATATTATTTTATAATATAGAATAAGAAAATTATTTTAATATTATATTTACGAATTAATATTAAAATATTGAAATTGAACTTCTTCTTTGATATATGGGACTTACGAACTCTATAACAAAGGCTGTGATCCGTTTAAATCCTAAACCTTTTTAGAATATCCGCCTAAATGTTTCCATAGTATTTTACATCAAACGATCATCCATCTTTTTACGACCGCCAGTTGCTCCGTATCCCAAAGCCTTTAAACCAGTAGCACCCAGTTTGGCGAACTTATTATCACTTCCTTCAAGCAGATTACGAACCATAGGAAGGGCAGTAGGGGCGACAGCAGATGCGAATGAACCGAGTTTATCAAGAAGACCACCACCGACCATACGCTCAACATCACCGCTGGAATGGGGTGTCTGGGTGGCGGCAGAAAGAACATCGTCTTTGGTGAGAATACCAGTATAGACGGCAGACTGACCCTTTTCGCAGACAAAGAGACCGCTGTTGAGGGTGATAAGGACGAGTTCAATAGGCATAGAAGTAGGGGCAGCACCACCAGAGGTAGTGGGTGCTTCAATATAGTTCTCTACATCAAGAGCGAATTGAAGGTTGAAGTTTCCAAGAGAACCAGCGGCATAGTAATCCTCTGTGATTTGGATATGGCGACCCATATCAAGGATGAGGTAAGAGCCAGAAGTAGCGACTTCCTTACCGAAGCCAGTAGTGTTATTAGCAAGTTGAGCCTTGCCCCTAAACTCGTGGAAGGACTGATTAGAACCAGCCTCAACAGAGAAGCGATACAACTGATCCCTTGTAGCGGAAGCCAAAATACCAGACTGGTTGTTGAAATTAACCCTAATCTTATCAATAGCAAGAGCGAAATCACCATCACTAACAAGTTGGTTCTGTTTTGCCTTACGAACATAGATAATGAGTTTATCTGGGATCTGGTTCAACTGGATAGTAGTGGATTGGATAGTAGATGTTGCTGGTTGAAGTTTGCTATTCGCAGCACGAGTAGCGTAGTTGATTGAAGCAGTAGTAGTAGATAAGTAGCGAGGCATCTCCCAATAAGGAACGACATTACGAGCGGACAACATATCACTTGGTTTGGGTGTGAGAAAGTTGAAGATGAGTTTGGAACTATCGTAGGAAACAACGCTCATAGTGGTCTGGGGTGTTTGGGCTGCCCCAGCAAGAATAACATTATCCCAAGCAGCACCAGAACGCCACATACGAGAAACATTATCCGTAGCCAAGTTCATCACGACATTCAAGTTTTGGATGCCATAGAAACCTTGACCGCTGTAAGAAGACTTACACCACATAAAGGGTGAAGCAAGAAGAGGCTCACGAGAAGTGAAGCGGACATAGTAAGTAGCAGCAACGGCTGGGTTGGCAACAACTGGGACAGCAGTAGCAGCAGCACCCCAAGCGTTAGTTCCGCTGACTTGGACTTCGCTAAATGAACCACGAGGATAGAGATCATTATCCAAAGATTGGTCGCCATAGTTTCCTAAAACATTATTGGCAGCACCAACACCATCAAGGTATTTGCCGTATGTATCAAACATATTGGGGGTCATACCATTATATCTCATCAATTCACGCTTGTCGTGGAAACGAAGAATGGCTGGAAGCACATCACTCATATTGACGGATACAGAGTTGTTGTTAATAGTGAATTGCTGGGTGAGACACGCTCCGTGAAGAGGAAAAGGGGCGAGGGCGGAAGAATAGCCAAGAGATGTGAGGGGTGTTCCAACAGCAACTCCTGCTTGGGCTGCGGCAGAGATATTCACTTGAAGGACGCAAGTGCTTTCCCAAATAACACGGCGATCAATTATAGTAGTTTCGCTGGGAACTTGAATGTTGTAGGTATGAGAAGAGTTAGTTTGAGAGATTGCGTTAAACTCGGCAATAGTGATGTTTTGACCGCTACGATTGACGGCATACTTGATGCTGTCCTTACAATTAAGGCGTTCATCACGGACAAGGACTTTCTGGAAATCGGCAGACGACATTTTATTTTATAATATAGAATAAGAAAATTATTTTAATATTATATTTGCGAATTAATATTAAAATATTATTAAATTGTTTATCTCAATAC